CCGCATTTGTGCCCTATCTGGACACGCGGAACTGGTCTATCCTCGCCGCCTTAGGGACAAAGTACTTGCCCCGTCGGTGAAACAAAGAAAGAAGTCTATAGTATGGCTATCCCTAACCCCCTCGTCATCACGGTCAACGCCGTGGCAAAGAACTTGCCGCGGATCAACCAGGATTCGTACGGATCGGAGTACTATCTCGAGGAAGCCGCTCAATCGTTCCGGGTGAAAATCCGGCATTCGAAAGAAGGCGTCCAGAAGAATGGTGTGCAGTTCGATCGTCACAACGTCGAACTGACTCGCACGGTATTCGCCACTGGCGGTTTTCCGGAGTACTCGTACACAACCTATGTCGTTATTCGTAACGACAAGTCGGTTAGTGCGAGCGACCTCGGTCACCTGCAGGTGGCACTCAACGGCCTATTGGTCGCTGGGTTCGTGTCCGATCTGAAGGGCTGGCAGAACTAAGCCAGTCCTTCGTAGTACGGGAGATCTCCGGACTGCCCCGAGATGGGGCGGTTCGGAACTCCAAGACGTGGGAGCCAAAGTAGGGCATTCTACCCTATACGGATAGCACTAGGTGTCAATCGTACCTCATAGGAGATCACCATGACTAAAAGCCTAGCCTACGACTTCGTCGGATTGTTTGGCGCGATCCTAAAGGATATCGCCATCTATCATCCTGACGACCAGGTTATGTGGAACAGAGATTTAGAAACTCTCGCCCACTTATCTCAAACACGGGGACAATCGACCTTTACGATCGACTTACCCGCCATCGGCAAGCAACTAGATAGAAGCTTGAGCGATGGGACCCTCTCCTTATCTGGTAATCTCACGAAAACCAGGAAGGGGACCAGAATCCCTGAACTATTTCAGGGGCTATGGTCACGGCTGTTTGATGACTCTGGCGTGTTGAAGGAAAAGCTCATCGATCCAAACGATGTTTTCTTCTTGCGTACACTTCTGTACGTCGGGAAGAACCTCGATTGGGAGTGCTCCCCTCGGTACCTTTTTGAGGCAACCAAGGAGTTCTACGATGTCGAAGCAGCCTTACCACCGTCGAGCCCTGTATGGGACTCTGGTGATAGGATTCTTGTGGCTGATCTCGGTCATATTCGTGACCTTTATCTTCCTCGAGCTCTTCGGTCGTTGTCAGGGTCCTACCTCCCCTACTATGTGGAGGATTTCGACTCTGCAACGGCAGACGCTTTGTGCGATTCTATTCAGCGAGAAGCTGACAAGATCGCAGCTGAACTCGGCTGGTTTGATCCAGACGAGTACTCCTTCAAGCACGGCCCTGGCGTTGTTTCGGATCTCAGCAAAGGAAAGTATAAGTATGACTTTCCCAGTTGGGACCCTAGACTTGAGGCCATCTTTCCATTCGACCGATTTGGGGTATCCCAGTTCGGCCTTATGGATCGACTACAACCCGATGGCATTGATGTCACACTAAAAGAGTGGCATTCAAAGCTCATCGCTGTCCCAAAGACGCAGAAGGGACCGAGGCTCATCGCCTCGGAACCGACCTGCCATCAATGGACGCAGCAATGTGTACGGGATTTCCTGTACAAACGGGTAGAAAGCACGTATCTTGGGGAAGTCATCCGGTTTAACGACCAGACGGCTAACCAGGAGTACGCGCGCCTCGGGAGCCTTGATGGGAGGTACGCGACGATCGACCTAAAGTCGGCGTCGGACCGCTTGTCGACTCAGCTTGTTCAGCGTATCTTCCGCAGGAATCTAATCCTGCTAGAAGCTATGAGGGACAGCCGTACCCGCTATCTTTATAACGGGATCGACAAGAAGCAACCCAGCCATCACAAGCTGAGGAAGTTCTCAACTCAAGGCTCTGCGCTCACCTTTCCGGTACAGTCAATCGTGTTTACGGCGATAGCTCTAGGGGTCGGAAGACTCCACGAGCCAAAGACGAGCACGAGAAACCTGTGCAAGAAGGTCAGGGTATTCGGGGACGATATCATTGTTCCCCGAGAATGGGTGGTAGACACAATTGCAGCCTTAGAAGGGCTGTATCTCAAGGTCAATTCCCACAAGTCTTTCTGGAAAGGTTATTTCAGAGAGTCGTGTGGGGCTGACATGTGGAAGGGGCACGATGTGACCCCCCCGCATGTGACCACGAGGTGTGTTCAATCCAACCCAGTATCCGTGGCCAGCAACGTCGCCGTCTCCAACAACTTCCATAAGAAGGGGTTGTGGAATGCGGCTAGCTGGATCAAGACCAGCGACATGCCGGGACTAATCCCGGTAGTCGACCACGGTTCTGGGATGTTCGGCTTCATAAGTTTCAGTGGGGCAAAGGAACCAGGGCGCAAGCGCTGGAACCCCCGCCTTCACCGCTACGAAGTGAAGGTCCTGGCCATAATAGCCAAGGCTAATCACGAGAAGCAGAACACTCCAGGTGCGATGCTTCAGTATTTCACTGAAGACCCCCCGGCTTATATGGATTATGAGTCGGGAGTCGCCATTGGAGGTGTACCAGTGTTTAGGTACACATGGGCCGAC